GAGTAGTTTGGGAATGCTGCTCAAAATGGGAGGTAAATTCCTTCTAAAGCTAAATATTGGCCAGAGACCGATAGCGCACAAGTAGAGTGATCGAAAGATGAAAAGCACTTTGAAAAGAGAGTTAAACAGTACGTAAATTGTTGAAAGGGAAGCGCTTGCAATCAGACTCGCCTTCAGTTGATCAGTCCAAAAGGGTAATCTGCTCCGAAGAGCCACGTACTGCTTGTGTGCAGCGTGCCATCAAAGAATTACTTAGTAGTTCTCTCCGGTCTTCTCAAAGTCCATCGTAAGATGGGTTGCTTTTGAGTATAAGATACTATCTTATGCTTGAAAGAATCAAAACCTTAAGCCCTTATCTGTTCCCTAGTCAACATATTATATCTTGATTAGGTTAATAGGATTTGGGCCCGCGCCACCATGGTCTCAGAGAAATCTGAGTTTGGTGAGGCCGGAATTGATTAAGACAGCTATAGGTAGCACTAAACTTTAAAATATATATGAAAAATCTTCATGTAAAAGTTTTAAAACGACTTTTACAGTGAGTATTTCCACATATTAAGTTTAAAGCTTTCTTTAGACCCTTTATTTCTACACTTTTTAAGTGACAGAAAGATTGGGGTATAGTCCATACAATCAAGTATTATAAACAGATGCGGCTACATTGTACAAGGTACATATGTGGTCACCCTCTGTTAACTAATAACATGAGTATTGGACTAACTAAAGATGGCTGACCTAAAAAGCTTTTATTTCTTAAGGCTTATGTTGATTCTGGTTTAACAGATAATTTGAGATTTGTTTTAACAATCTTAAATTTCTCTCGCTCTTGAACCTTAAAAGGTAAAGAATGAGAATCTGTAAAACCAAACTACAAGGTTATAACGGATCCCCCTAAAGGGAATTACATTATACCTAGTGGTTTTATCAACAAATTTGTCAAGAAATTTGCCCTTAAAAGAGATCTTCCATCCTTTAGTAAAGACAATATATATCTGTCTACTAAAGCTGGTCCTGAAGGACCTGCTACAGTAACAGCATATAATAGTCTTTTACATTACAGTTATGAGGAAATGCAAAGCATTTTCAATATAACTGATCAGGAAGGAGTGGATTTCTTTTGTCGCTCCTACAAATATGCGTGGGAACAAAATTTAAAACCATTGAGTAAATCAAATGGTAAATTAAGTTTTGTTAGGGATCCGGAGGCCAAATTGAGAATAATAGCCATTTCTGACTATTATACTCAATTATTCTTGAAGCCTATTCATAATATCATTTTTGATATTTTGAAGAAAACTTTTAAAGAATGTGACCGAACTTTCACCCAAGACCCGTTTCATAATTGAGAAGAGAATGGACATAGCTTTTGGTCTTTAGATCTTTCTTCTGCAACGGATAGATTTCCTATTGACTTACAACGTCGACTATTGGTCAGAATTTTCACTGAAAATTTTGCTCATAGTTGACATTATATATTGTCAAATAGAAAATTTTCCACACCGGAAGGAGACTTGTTGAGTTACTCAACAGGCCAACCGATGGGAACTTATTCCTCTTGAGCGGTTTTTACTTTAACACACCACTTATTAGTACATTATTGTGCTAATTTATGTGGTAAAGAAGATTTTAATCAATATATATTATTAGGTGATGACATTGTTATCAAAGATAATGATGTCGCCCAAAAATATATAAAGATTTTAACTTCTTTAGGTGTTGAAGTTTCACCTAACAAAACACATGTGTCTATTGATACATATGAATTTGCTAAACGGTGAATAAAACCCTTTAAGAAGACAGAGATTACTGGATTACCTTTAAAAGGAATCATTAATAATTTTAAAAATCCATTCGTGGTATTTTTAATTTTATATGATTTCTTTAAAATTAAAGGTAATAAGTATCTACTAAGTTTTATTTTGCTTGATTTGTTACGTAGACTTTATTACAAGTTTCCTTTTACTAGTATTAATAAATCAACCAAATCTAAGAAGAATTCTAA